CTACTAATAATTGTTGCATTACATGTCCTCTATGATGTAGTTCAACCCACCTGCACTTCTATACTCTATGGTTTTATTTGCAAGATTACGAAACTTTAAATGATTCTCTTTTTGTTTAATAATTTTTTTTGCTATATAAATTTTATCATCTGAATCACCATACTCTTTATTAAAAGACACACGAACCTGATAACGAGGTCTGAAATATCTAATTATTTTCGTAAGTATTTCTTGTCTTTCCATGTGAATATTTGCAATGGTTTTGATTTACCTTTAACGATTATAGGTTCTAGAGATTTTAAATGATAGCCACAGTATTGCTCTGTCTGTTTGCCTATCAATATATCCACATTTTTTTCTTTGGTTGCGCTTTCTAAACGAGCAGCAACATTAACAGCATCGCCGATAGCTGTGTAATCAAATCTACTTTCGCTACCCATATTTCCTATTATGGCTTCACCACTATTGACACCTATGCCTATAGCTATGGATGGCTTGCCTTCATTTTTTAGTTCATTGTTTAATTCTATAATCCTACGCTTTATATCTACAGCACAATGTACTGCTACTCTGCTGTGATTTTTTAAATCTAAAGGTGCATTGAATATAGCCATCATTGCATCCCCGATATATTTATCCACCATCCCACCATGTTCTTGAACTGATTTTTGTTGCGCCGTTAAAACTCTATTCATTATTTGTGTTACTTCTTCAGGCGTAACTTTTTCTGACAGTGATGTAAAGCCTCTTAGATCGGTAAACAAGAATGTACAGGTTCTTTTTTCACCGCCAAGCTTTAATAAATCAGGATTTTTTTGTAATTGTTTGACTTGTCTTGGGTCTAGATAATGCTCAAATTGTTTTTTAATCTGTTGTCGCAATTTATATTGCTCTCTAAATCTAAGATAAAAAGCTGTTGATGCAATTATAAATCCTGATATTAATGACCATGAAACATCAATCAAAATACCCTGTTGCACAACCCACCAACCACCGAACATCACAGACAAATGCAGTAAACTCGTTAATGCTAAACCACCAGTGATGCCAAAAGCGTGCAATACAAGCCATGTCAGTGCGCCTAAAAGCAAAAAAACAGACAATTCTGCTGCTAAATTCCAGTTTGGTACATATGGGCTGCCCTCAAGCAATATTGATTCTGATAATGCAGCTTGTATTTTATGTGGTTCTAGTAGCCCTGTCGGAGTTGCAATTTGTGGCATGACGCCACGAGCAGTAACACCAACAAATACAAACTTATTTGCAACATCCATTTCTTGCAATGTTGTCTGTGGTGTATCAACCCAGCTTATCCATTGTCTGCCGTACTTGTCCAGTTTGCTTGGCGGCAATCCTCTAACCGCAATTTCTTCTATACCTAATTCAGTGCCTTTAATTATGTAAGTATCTTGTTCTGCTAATGTTTTTAATACTTCTGTTCCAAAAGATGCAACCCAGCCGTCAGGAGTTTGCATTAATAGTGGTATCTGTCTAACTAAATTATCTATTTCTGTTGGCGCAGAAGCTATACCCTGTGATGCAGTGGCTCTTAGTATAGGTATGTTTTGCGTTACTCCTGTGGCTTGTATTCCAGTTATATTATTTCCAAGAATAACGGTTCCTGTTGTTGGCGTATATTCTCCATTATCACTTTCAAACATTGCCAACACTGATGGTGCATATCTAAGGCTTGTAGCAAAAATGCTATCTCCGCCGAACCTATCTTTATCAGCAAAAGCAATTACCCAACCAACACCTAGAGCGCCATTATCTATGAGATCTTTTTGTATCTCTGCCAATCTTTTTCTTGGAAAGGGATAGCCGCCCTCTGCTCTTACATCGTTATCATTTATATTAAGTATTGTAAAAAATCCTGTAGGTTCTTTTTTTGGAATTAAATAATCAAATGTTTTAAGTTTTAATGTTTCTAATGGTGATGCAGAATAATACAATGGCAATCCAAGCATTATTATAAGTATTGGAAATATTAGCTTCTTCATTAATCACTTTGAGTTATAGTAATGTTGCTACTACTGCCGCCGTTTATTAGAACGGTTTTACTAACCCCGTTTTGTATTATTATTACAGTATAGCTTCCGCTACCATCTAAATCCAATCTTGCATTGTCATTACCAGTACGCATAAGAGTTACTATTTGACCAGTAATAAATGTTGTTATGCCTGTATCTGTATCTTGTCCAATCTTAGTACCAGTGATTTTTATTGAAGTTGCATCTTGTGAAACCTGATCTTCCTGCTTCCCAACAGCAAGCGAATCTATAATGTCCAATAAATCCTCAAGAAAATTACCGTCAAGATAGTTTATATCTAACTCTGTAAATTCAATATCTGCTTCATTGTCAAGATACTCCTCAGAAAGAAAATCTACATCAAGATCATTAAAGTCTAAATAGCTAGATGACTTGTTGGAATCTTGCTGCGTTTCTTCAGAAACTTTTTCTTCAGGTGGTTTAACAATCAGCATATTATCAATAATGTCTAAAGTCAGGTCTAATATAACTGGTTTGCTTGGCGCATTTTCAAAGACTGATACTGTTGTAGCTTCAAAAGGTTTTGTTAAACGAACTGACCCTGTCGCTGTAGCTACTTCTATCATGCCACTAGATAAACCCATAGAATCAGGCAACAAAATAATTAGACTGCGCCCAAGCTCATCTACGGTTGCAGTAAAGTCTGTGCCAAGAATTGCAATGTTTGCTGTGGGAGTTTTAAGCTTAATATTTTTTTTATCTATCTTGCTTAATTTGCCAGTTATAAATCTAGCTGTTCCTACTCCAAAAGTAAGCGCCATTTTAGATTTGCTTGGGTCAGAGTTATAGATATATTCATCAACAATAAGTTTAGAATGCTCAGTAAGTCTTACTGTTGAATCATCAAGAAAGGTAATAGCCATTCTGCCATTAGATGTAACGGCTTCATCATTTTGTTGTATTGCAAACTTTAAGTCTGCATCATATGTTTTGTCTCTTAAGACTTGTGCGTTGCCTGACAGTTCAGATATATCGCCAATATTAACAGCTTGTGCTTGTGCCTTGATCGTTTTGAATGACACAAACAGTGCCACTAGAACCCACGCTAGTAATCTTAAGCCAATCGTTATCTTGAGTGCTGTGTTGCTGTACATTAAATGTTCTGCTTCCACCAGTATGATCTAAATAAAAATAACCGCCTGCATATCCATCCCCATCAAAGGTAACGGTATTGTCAGAGCCGTCTATGTCCATGAAATTTGTTCCACCATCATAGTCAATAGCTGAGGTAATAGTATTATTGCTGCCTTGAATAGTCCAGTCTAGGTCTAGGGTAGCAGCCAAAGCCGCTACAGCATGATTAAGAGTAAATGTATTTCCTGAGCCTGTAACTTGCACATTGACATTAGAGGAATCAGCACCAAAAGTATTATTTGGATCAGTTTGCATGTTGAAAGTATTCGTATCGCCAGTAAATTCAAAGAAACCAGTGTAGGAATCAGCGTAGATGTCTCCTAGAAATTTATTACTGTTGCCTATCTGATTGATGTCCAAAGTCATGCTTGCACCGTCAAGGTCTAACGGCGTCATGCTACCAGCAGCAGCGCTTGTACCGCCTATAATGTTTCCTGAACCAAGTTGTTCAACATCTATGTTTGCTGTAGCGCCTGACTGATCTACATATATCTCATTATCTGCAGCGTTTGCTATCATGGGCATAATGAGAAAAATATAAAAATATTTATTCATTTCCAAAACCCTCTCTCATAACCAATGTTAATGAGTTCCAATACTGCACTCTCAATTGCCTTGCTTAAGGCAATAGTGGTTGACTCATTGTAAGTCACCCCGAACTCTAATTCAACTAGCTCTGTTCCTAGCTCTATGAAACGGAAAACATCATCACTGTTTGCATAGCTAAAAATAGTTTTTTGCGATAAAACTTCTACTAATATTTCACCAGTAGCAGTAGAAACCATGCGCAAACTTACATTGACCATATCTTCTCTATAAGAAACAGTTTTTCCTATACCTAAGTATCTAGCACCGCCACCACCTGTCCTTACATTAGAGTCATAAGATATTACTGCGCCTTCAAGAATAAGACCTGCAAACAACAAAGGTTGTATATCATCTTGATTAAATTCTTTTCTAGCAGATCGTATAAGCTGTCGCTCTTTAGTTAGATTGTCTAGCCCCACCCTTTCAACGACCCTAAAAAACTCACCATTGCCTGCATGCTTAAGAGCCCTTAACAACAAAGAGCTTGGCGCTTGTGTTATTGCTGTTGAGAAAAGAGCAAACTCACTGTTGCTTTTTCTTTGTCCTGTTTGATCTGTAAAGCTATTTGGATAAACGGCTATGATTGGTTTTCTTTTTGGCAAAGGAACATCTTTCAGTTCTTCTGACTGAATATCTAGAATGCTTGCGTATTTGGTTTCTTTATTAAGTAAATTTTTAGCTAATTGTTTTTCAACTTGTATTGAAGCACAGCTAGAAAGTAAAAGAACCAATAGGCAAAGTGATCTCTGTAGTGTTGCCGTCTGCATCTGTAACTATTAATGTTATATATTCTCCATCCGATTCATAGGTAATTGTATTACCCTCTAACTCAATAGTACCTTCTGTACTAGCAGTTTCCCCAAACAAATTCTCAACGAGTTGCCTTGATAACTGTGCGTATATACGACTTTCTAAATTTCTTATAAATCTTGCTAGAGTTGTGTTGTCTGCTTCTCTTGCTAGTTCTTCTTGATAAGCTTTCATCTCATCTTTGATAGCTTTCTTTCTATTAAACTCTTGGTTCTCTGCTGTAAAATAATGACTGCTTGTGTTGACCCCACTAAAGCTAGGGCTTTTGAATTTATGTGTCATTTGGTCTGCTTGTGCAGAGCCTATGTAAAAAATTGCAAATAAAATAAATGCCACAATAAAAAGACTAAATATCCAGACCATAGACTCAGCAATTAAACTAGCAATCTTTTCTATCTTTTTCTCTATCATTGTTTTCTTTAATTTCTAAAACAGTATTCACTTTCTGCTGTAATCGTATCATATCTTGATCTAAGAGCCTTAATTGGTCAGTTAGCCTGATAATAGTTTTTTTCATTTCAGAAACAGCAGGGTCAATGGTATTAGTTATTGTTTGCCAAACATAATAAACAAAATAACCTAATCCGATTACCATAACTGAGGTAAAACCAAACTTATCAACTAAGGCTACAATATCCATTAATCACGCCTTGCATCAATCTTGCCATCTTCAACAAAGTTTTCTGCTCTTGCTATGCGGTCTAGGTCAGGTGGTAAATTCAAAGCACTGGACACGCTTGTATCTATTCTAATCATGTCGTTGTTCATAATTGATGCTCTTGTAATCAACATCTTT